GCGGTGGTAACAAAGTCCTTGTTGAGGATCTCGAAACCAGCGTAAAGTTGCCAAATCAGGATGATAAAACGACTGAAATCGTCGTTATTGTTGATAAGCACCTGGGCATTAGGGCCACCGATACCAACACCAATCGACTGAGGGCCGAAGAAGTAACCTTGGGCCACTTCCTGGGAGCTGTAGCTGGAGCCAGCATCGAACGAAGCTTGAACGTTCTTAGTGGGGAAGTTGGTCGACTCGAAGAACTTCACGCCTTCAAACTGCACACCAGTCGGCATCACAGGCTCACCAGCCAGGAAATAGCCCTGACCAGCTTGGGGACCCATGTAGAAGCTGGCGTTGTTAGGCATCATGGGGTTGCCCATGTACATGCCTTGGCCAGGGTTGCCGCTGTAACGTGCGATCTCACGGAAGTCAGTATCACGACGCAGGTGCATCATGAAAGTGGGATCGCAGATGCAACGATACAGACCATCAGCGAAGGTAGGAACGTTGCGCTTACGCAGGTCCTTAACAATGGTCAGAAGGTCAGTGCGCACCTGGAACTGCTGCACTTCAGCGGTGAACTCAGCAGCGGTGTAAGAGATCGAACCATTGGCAGCTTTGTTCTTGCTACCTGGGAAGTAGTAACCACCCTGGGTGCTGGAAGCTTCACCGTTAGCTTCTGCTTTGGCAAGTTCGTCAATAAAGACACGGTCGCGCCAGCGGCGGTAGTCATCCAACAGGGTGAGGCTACCAATTGACTGGTGGAACATGTTGAGATTACCGGTGTCCAGCAGCAGGCGCTGGGCGGTAATCAGGGTTTCACGAGCAATCTTGAAGGTCGAAGGCTGGGTCGGATCACCCGGATCTGCAGGACCAGTGTATTCCTTAAGCACCACCAGGACTTTCTCCTTGGTGATGTTACGGCTGTTGGCGGTACCGATGGTCTGATCGGCAATACGCTCACGGCTGTCCTTAGTACCAGGGGTACCCCAGAACTTATAGCGGTCTAACTGAACGGTCTGACCAGGCTGACGAGTGAAGTCATGAACGACCACAGGCTCGACTGCCATCTCGGCAATATATGCAGGGTGGGGACGATAAAGTTCCGCACCTAAAATCTTTGGAAAGTCGTTCTCCTGGTCTCTAGTTTCTTAGAGGGGTGGACTATCTCTTCATCCCTGAGGGATGCCGGACGCTAAATCTGGTATTACGTAACAAGATCGTGTTACCCCCAGTAGTCTCTGCACCTTCCAATCACGACTTGATTGGCTTGGCTCAGGATTACCCTCGTCTTTACGTTAGGGCTTCCCTGAATTCATCCGGTTTGCACTCATCGATTGCTCGGTGAGGTGACAACGTTGAGCGTTCAGTTGAGGTATATTATCATTTGGAAACTTGTTTATGAACAACATGAGTCCAAAACTTGTACCTGGATTTGGTAATCTTTACTTAACAGAAGAAGGAAAACCTTTTGAAAAACAACTTGATCCCGATAATCAAGAATATTTTCGAGAGATTCCTGTTCGTTCGACCAGTGTTTATGACCGTGTTTCAGTTCTTGTTGATGGGAAGAGAAAACGTTTTCATCTTCACGTCTTGATGGCTGTTGCTTTTTTAGGATTAGACCTGCGTTCCCATGGAACCAGTAACTTTTCCTTGCAAGTTGATCACAAAGATAATGACAAGAGAAATAATCAACTTGACAATCTTGAGATCGTTACCAAACAAAAGAATTTAACAAGAGCCTGGAAAAACGGTTGTTATAAAAACAATGGTTTTGCCAGTAAAGGAAAACCGAAGAAGTCTTTGAGAAAGTTTTCTTCGGATGACGTGGCTCAGATCAAATCTTTAAAAGAGGCTGGACTTTCTTATCGAAAGATTGCTGAAAAGTTTGATTGCAACCACGGAGCTATTTACCAAATCTTGAAGGGTCATACCTACCAGGATCTGAACTAGCTATCAATGAACACTTTGGTTTATCCTCCAGTGTCAGTGTTTTTATCGGGTGAAAGATAAAGACACATGTGTCTTATCTAACAAAAATTTTAGCAGGTGGTAACTCAAAAGTTACATGTACTGCATAGTTGGCACGCCCATCCGTGCCATCTCCGTGTTGTTGGAGCTGTAGCCTTCGGGATCAATGCCTTGCTGGAAGCCAGGAATTCCAATCGCTCCTGCAAGACTGCCTGCAGCTAGACCACCCATGCCGGCAAGACCGGCGGCAAGAGGAACACCTACTGCTGCAGCTGCTCCTTTGGCCGATTTGTCGCTAACAAAACGGTTAATAAGATCAGCCTGTCTACCCATCTCAGCATTAATAAACTGAGCGGGAAGAATTCCTTCGGCTTTGCCAAGGTTCTCGATAGCCCTGGATGCCAGGCCAGCACGTGCTTTACCAGCATATTTACCTGCCAGACGAGCAGCGCCAAGGGCGCCGCGAGCGCCAAGACCGGCGGCAACGCCACCAAGAACAGCACTACCTGGATCTTCGCCCTGTGCGGCAAGAGCCCCGCCAGCCACCAGACCGGCAGCGACGGGGACTCCGTAGGCGAGCAGAGGACGGGTTTGTCCTAGCGGTCGCATGTGCCTCACTCCATTACGAAGAGTTTGTTTGACACCATGTTGGGCTGAGCCTGGTTCAGAACGCGCCATGCATTCTGGGGATCACGCGCCATGATCTCGTTGAAGGTGCCCCAGAAGTTGGCGGGCTGCTGAGGAGCAGATGCGGCGGGAGGAGCAGGGAATTCACCATAAGCATATGGATCAACTTGCTCAGTTGGATAGCCGTAAGCTTCCAGGTCTTCCTCACCTTCATGCACAGGGTACGGACCTTCGGGACCGAAGAACCGAAGGGTGTAATCGCTCAGCACATCAGGGTTAGTCAGAATCTCGTTATAAGCAAGATTCTCGGTGTGCTCATTGGTAGCAAATTCGGCATATTGCTTGAGAGTTTCGGTCATTTCCTGACCCCAAGCGACAGCACTATCCAGCAGACCTTCAAGCTGAAGGGCATAATTATTTAGAATTGCGGGAGCTTCGCTTCCGAACGCTGCGATTACTTGCTGGCTTTCCTGGCTCAGACCCTCCGAGTAGGTTGGGGAAGAGCTGGGCGAGTAAACCTGGTTGGTTGACCAGGTCTGCGGAACCGATGGTTGCGTAGCTGGGCTGCTGGTCGAACCGTAATTGGCCGGGGCGTAGGTCGTCGTCGGAGCTGACGGTTGACCCTGGAACGGGGATTGAACTGGTGCGCTCAGTAGATTCACTACTTTGTTGAACGCCGATTCCCAGGGGTTGCTCTGTACTTCCGCCGGTTGGTATTGGGGGGCGTACTGAGTAGGGGCTGAGGGTTGGTAAACCGGGGCCGCCTGAGGTGCTGCCGCCTGGTAGCTCACCGGGGCTGCTTGGTACGAGACCGGGGCTTGGCTCGGCTGGTAAGACGGAGTCACGTAACTGCTCGGCGCTACTGCCGGAGTCGGGCTCGTCTGTGGGATCGATTGGACGGTAGCGTCCTGCATAACTCATCTCCTTTTGTAAAGCCTCTAATGTTCGATACAGATATGGAGTTAAATCCAACCTGGGATCGGCAGCCATCGGAAGGTTCGGTGACTGCGGGTGAGGGGTCTGCATCAGGCCACCCACCAGGCGAGAGAATTGAGCAAAAGCGCCCTGTAGTTCACTCACCATCCTGAACGGGAACCCAGATAACATCTCGGCCCGTTCCTCATCCGTTTTAGACGGGAAGAGGTATTTCAGTGCTTCAATGCTATCAACACCTAATTCTTGTAAGTTGCGCACCACAATGGAGTTGTTAAGTACGTCTTGCGTGGAGTCCTCATAAACAGGCCCCGTCCACCTCCACAGCATAGTGACATCACCATCTGGGATGAGTCCAGTTACACCAGGGGGAACAGTTTGTGCCTGAATAGCAGCATTAATTGCATCCTGGACTTGTGCTTCAAATTGAGTTGCAGCCTCCGTATAGGCATCTTTTTCTTCTTTAGAAGCATCAGCTGCAGGTTCAATTGGACGCTCAATACCAAGTGCGGCAGCAAGTGACATCCGAAACAGTTGCTCTTCTTGATATATAATCAGTTCGAGGCAACGACAAATGCCATAGGTGTAAACTGCATTTGCTTTCTTTTTCGATGTTGCCGACACACGGCCGAACAGAGATTTGTACTCCGTTGCGGTAACGCCTGCAGAAATTGAAAGTTCGTCAACGCCGCCTAAGGCAGTACGAATTTCCTCTCGGTATTGACGTGCAAAATTATTTTGATCACCAGTGATGGCGTCTGGAACAATGTAACCGACACGGTCGTTTGGCTCCAGGTTTGCAATCACACGTGGCACGCGGATCTGACCGTCAACACCACGGGAAATTGGATCGGACTTAAAGGTTGAACGGCTCAGTGGGCTGGCACCAGCGAAGCCAGAGTTTGCCGCAATCGAAGGACGCTGAACAACCGAGTCGCCGCCTGACTCCATAAGGTCAGTCTTGGGGCGAGACGAAAGGAGAGTTGGGTTACCAAAGAACTGAACGTTTTTACGCATGGTACGCACCAAATCATCGTGCGTCACGATGTGATTGGCTAATGCGTCAAATTCTCCAACACCTTCTTTTGCAAATCCCTTCGGATTATTAAAGATCTCAACGCAGGGGATAAACCCAAGCGAATTTTTAAATGTTTTTGTTTTACCGGGAGACATACCAGATGGCATGTCAAAAGTCATCTCAGCATCAGAATGAGTTTCCTCAATTTCATTTGCTTTGATTGATAAACGAATATAACGCTTTGCTCCTGGCTCACCCGTAATTGAAGTGCCGGTTATGTTGGTGACATTAATACCATCATGCGAGCTACCCGCTTTACGCACCTTGTAGCTGTAGATGATCACCACCTCATCGAGCTCACCATCTACGTTGTAATAACTGCGATACTCGTGTTCGCGGAAATAATAAATACGATAGTTTTGCTTGGTGGGCCGTATATAGAAAATGCCTTTACCATCGCACAGGAAGTAATCCCAAATAGAATCAAGGCGAATGTCAATTTGGTTGTATTTAATTACACGGTCAATAAAGTCTTTGCGCTGGGCGCCAAAGTTGTCTTGACCTGGAAAAAATTCAACTCCTTGGCGAATACCAAAGAGTTTCATCTGGGCTAGGTGCGACGCAACAACGCCCGTATCTACGACCGTACCAGAGTCTTTCTCTAGATACGACTCAACAATTTCGTTAAGTCTGGCCTTAGCGTCTACAGCCATTAACTATTTTCCTTTTCTTTTTTGATCTTAGCAGGTTTCGCTTGCTTCTTGTAAATCAAACACCACGAAAGCCGGTGCCTCCAAGACTGGTGCGTTGAATTAAGTCCTGAATAGCCTTTTCAATCAAAGGGCCAGAGCCCATTTCTCCTTTCTGCAAAGAACGCAAAATAATTTGATCTTCTGCTCGTTCACGTGCTGTATAAGGAGGTTCCATGGCAATCGCATCAAATGCTTGGCCGTACTGTGGACCTTTAAAGAATTGAGCGTTTGCCATCCCGGCCACATTACCAATGGGCGGCGTGGATTGGTAGTACATATCAGAAACGTCCTCCCATGTTCATCATGGCGCCGTAGCCTCCAGGACCCGGCATGCCAGGCATTGGTTGAGTGCGCGTAACATTCACATCAAAACCAAAAGTTGGTGTTTGGTAACCAAGGCCGAAACGACCGCTTTGATCCTGAACATTATATTGACCACCAAAGTTGACACTTTGGTTTTTATCAATTTGAGCACGGACATTACCGCGAAGATTTTTAACCTTCTCGTTTTCAATGTCTACGCCAAAATTAATGGGAGGTTGGCCGCCACCCTGTGCCCCCATCTGCTGAAGCTGTTGCATCATCGCTTCGTAATTCTGGGGACCAACTCCCATTTGACCACCAAGTGCTGCTGCATTGCCAAGAGCTTGGCCACCTGGATAAGCTTGAGCAATTAATGGATTTGCATCAAGACCAAGCGCAAATGGAAGTTTTGGTCCAGGGGCATTAATACGTTCATAATATTTTTGCAAGTCTTGCGGACGTTGATCCCATTCTTTCAGTTTATTTAATTCTTCTTGCGGCATCCCTTTGAACGGGCTTCGTGGACCAATATCAAAACTTGGGCTACCCGCCATTAAGTTACTAAATGCTCCTGCATTTCCCAGGTCAACAGGTTGGCCGCCGTAATAACGCATTTTTTTGCCTATTTTCTATATTCTACTCTTCTATAACTTCGTAGCCGGAGGCATCGTGGACCTTGGAAAGAATGATGCCTTCTCCTCGCACATCCCAATTGAGAATATCTCCTTCTTGCCATCCAAGCTCTTCGATAACTTCTTCAGGAAAGGTGATAAATTGCTCTCCGTTCTCGTCCTCTTCTACTTCAAGAACGTAACTTCTCATTTTGCTTCAAGCAGTTTCTCGACTAGTTTATCAAGCTTAGCGTTAATCTGATTAAAGTTATCGTGCATTTGTTGAATTTCTCTTAAGAAATCAACCTTTAAAACATATTCCAAAGGCATGTGTTTTAAATCGTCTTCCAAGATGTCAATCCTGCGTTTCTGAGAGCTAATATAATTGAAAGCTTGTTGGATTTGATCATTCTGCCGGCTCAGGATCTTACCGGCAACCCAACTTCCACCAGTAATAGCTGATACAACGGCCGTCAA